CGTTGACGGCAAGCAGAAGATGGCAGGCAATGTCTTGTCGCTTGACGGCACCACGAAGAAGTTGAATCAGGTCAACAACCTGTTCACCGGACTCGGAGAGAGCGCATTCAGTGCTTACATGGAACACACCGGCAAGACCACCATCGGTGCTGAAGACATGGACGATGTCAGTGCATTCATCGCAGAGAACCCACACGTCATGAAGGTCAGCATGGGCGGCCGAGCCGTCTCACTAACTGACTTGAAGACAGTTGAGGAGGAATTGATGCTCGTAGCGTGAAGGGGTAACACGCAGGGACAGGGTGGGGGCCACTACTACGAGACGTGGTCCCCGCCCCACACCTATACACATACCCCACACAAACAGGAGAGAGAGTGAAATGAAAACACGAACCCGACGAACCGAATACCAACAACAACATGACCGTGACGCATTGCGCAATGTGCTGAAGATGGCTGACAGGTATGTCACCTTTGGCTATATCATTACGCGTGTAGACACCGGTGTGAACCAAACCAAAGCAGACCTGCGACACCTTGTCAAGGCAGGCTCAATCGTACAGATACCCGGCACACGAGGACGTGGTGGTACCAAGTCCACATGGAAATGGGTCGGCCGACGCGTTGCGTCAAAAGACACACACCCGAACCGTTGCATGAAGTGGTTTGGTTCTGAAGTGCGACAACTCATTGACGAGGTGCGCGATGGTATGACAATTGCAGAGATGGCGCAGACCCACGGTCGAACCGAGAAGGCAATCGAGAACCGCCTCTATCGCTTGAGCAAAGAGGGACACATCGAATGGGGCACACGCACAGGCACACCACGACAGGCGGCAACCCCAACCACTGACTTCGACAAGACAGAACCGAAGACCGCTTCAGCATCTGATGCAGTCGCGAGCCTTGGCTCAATCTTTGCACCTAAGCCACCTATGTCATTCGGTGCGCAAGCCGCACGTCACGAAGCACTACACACCTGTGTTGGTGCATTCCTGAAGGGCAAGGTCACGCTTGATGGACTACGCAACGCCTACAACGCAGTGACAGAAAGCAAAGGTGATGCCTGATGCTCACGAACAGTGACGGCATCAAGGTGCCCGACGGGGATTGCCCGTGCAAGGGTGAGAAATGTCACGGAGCGCATGGATGGACATGGAAGTCAGCCGACCTCGGCAACTCATCACACCGTGGTCGCATGTGGGCAGAAGTCTGCCCGGCTTGGGTCGCTACCGAAAACTATTGGTGCGTAGATTCAGGCACATTCAAGCCCTGCCCACCACCCACACCGCCCGGCATGACACCTGAAGAATTCCACCGCTTCCAAAGAGGCGGCAGTGACGGTAACAATTGGGACAACGTCAAGCAGTCACGCGAAGACCTTGCATTCAACAGCAAGATTGAGCGCGGCACACACGCAAGTATCGACAAGGGCACACACATCAACCATCAGGAGGAACAAGCGTGAACATCTTTGCGTTAGATGAGAACCCTTACCACGCCGCGCACATGCACTGCGACAAACACATTCCTAAAATGGTCGTCGAGCATTTACAGATGTGCGGCAGTGCAGTGATTCGTCACGGCGCCACGCCTGACATGATGCCACTGACCAAGAAGGGCACACCACTGAAGGGTGGTTATCACAACCACCCTTGCACAGTATGGGCGGGCGACAGCCAAATCAACTTTGCTTACGCAGTGGATATGGGCATTGCTTTGGCGGAGGAATACACGTTCCGCTTTGGCAAGACGCACTTCTGTGAAGCAGGCTTGCGCAAACTGAAGGGCTTGACTTACCTGATGCCTGTTGGTATGCTTACACCATTCGCAATTGCTATCGCTGACCACATGGAATGCAGAAAGTTGCCTGACTTTGACAACATGAGCGCAGTGGAAAAATACCGTGCTTACTACATCCATGACAAGAAGCACTTTGCAACATGGAACAAAGGCAGAGCCGCACCTGAGTGGTGGTCACATGAGTGATGGTCCCGCACCAGTATCACCACCCAAGGACTACTACGGTCACGTCACAGCGGAGAACACCAACGACGCAGTCGAGGTGGGCTTTGAGTCAGGCACGGGTCAATGGTGGGTGCGAGTTGAGACACCCATCATGATGCAGTTTGTGAAGTATCTGATGCGCGTTGCTGAAGACGCAATTATTGTGGTCACCGAGACAGGATTGGCCGCAAGAGTTGTTGACGCAATGCACATCTCAATGTTCACGGTCAAGACACCTGACTGTGAGTTTGACTTTGCGCAACAGGCTCGTGGCGCAGACTACGTCAAAGACGTGGGGATTGTCGGTGAAATATACGTCGACCTGATTGACCTAAGCAAGTGCTTCGACAAGGACGAGAGCCACGTCACGCTTGTGTTCAAGTCATACAACTTCGGCGAACCCTTTGATGAGTTGCTTGTGGTCAACGACGATTGTCAGACCACGCTCAAAGGCATTGACATTCACACGGCACTGCGACCACGCATACCTGACATCATGTTCGGGACAATGTGCATCGTGGACTCTCCAACATTGGTCAAGGGCGCAAAGCGCATGGCTGATGTAACAGACAAGGTGATACTGCGAGCCACTGATGGTGACGTGAAGTTTAGCGCAGTCAGTGCATCCGTGTCTCGCCAATTCAACCTCGGCGAACAGTTGGGTGAAAACGCACGCTCATCGTATGCGCTTGAACATTTGCGCAACTTCATCAACGTGCTACCCACATCGAAGACAGGCAAAATCAATGTTCGCCTGTCGTGGAATAAGAACCAACCGGTATTGATTGAGTCAGTGACTGACACACCTGACCTGACCGAGTGGACGTTCTTCCTCGCACCACACATCGAAGGTGATGCCTAATGTCAACGCATTGTATTACACGCTTTGTGGACTGCGATGAGATAGACCATTGGCCCCCAAACAATTTGATGATACACGCCCAACTTTCCAACAAGTACCACTACGCTCCTCTTGAACGAGAGGATATTGTATATGGGAGAGCGCGAGAGTTGGTGTGTGTATGGCGACATCACGATGGTAACCCTTGCGCGTATGGTGACCACCTGAAGAACATTCTCACATTCATGCACGAGTCGGAGAATGAATACGAACCGTCGAATAACGACGCGGGTTGTCGCACTGCGTATGTGCTTGGGAAACTTGAGAAGTTGTATGACCTTTATCCAAAACTCATGCCCGCAGGGACACACAACATCGGTGAGCATTTCACATACGTTGTTTACTTCGGTTCACACAAACGCACTGCGCTACAGGTAGTCATGGGCCGCTATGATATAGATTCAGGCACGTCGAGCCGAGAGAACCTTTACTTCGGGCCGCTTGAATGGTTCATGCCTAATGATGTTGAAGCGCTCGCATACCCACCGGAGAGTGATGAGTAATGCGTCAAGCAATTGATACGCGGCATGGTTCGGCACAGGTTCTTGTTGCCAACGCAGACGAGCGTTTGCTTGTCCTATGGTTGGGTGATGAATGATGCCGCGCAAAAAGTGGAAAGATGGTATGGGTCATGTGTTGCGCGTGAAAGCACCCAAGTGGTTGCCTATCATTGACGACATGGCTATGATTCTATCACAGGTGAGGACACCAATGACAACAGCAGAAATCTACAACATGTGGTGGGATTGGGACGTGGAACGACGCGCACTCAAAACAGCCGCCGATGGATTGGGGCGACGCAACAAGTCACCATACAACGCACCAACTCGTCGTGAGTTGAGTATGTGGCTCAAGCGTGACGCACGCTTTCACAACATCAACGAAGGACCACGCAACTCAGGTAGAGTTGCGGAATGGATTTATCAGGAGGTCATCTGATGTCAACAGCAGGTACACCCATGCAGGTGTGGCGTCGTTGTAACAACTGCGGACGCGTTTGGTGTGGCTCAAAAACTACGAAGAGTTGCGCAAATCACATCGATGGTATCAGGCTCCACTGTGGCTCCGGTCGCTTGATTCGATACCCTGACCAAGACGCTGAAGTGCAGAGCATTATCAATGCGCGGACGGTGATTGAATGAACACAGTGATGCTATACGATGACAAAAATCGAGACATGAACAAGTGCATGACTTGCACGCAAGAATCCGTTTGGATTATTTTTGGGTGCTTGCCATACTGCGATGATTGTTTACCCGAAGACTACCAACACATCCGAGAGGAGGCGACTGAATGACTGAATACATACTACGACAATGGCAGGCGGAAGCCTACGAAGAATGGAAGCGCAGTAAACACGCACAGGTGTATGACTACGAAGTTACATGGAATGCAGAAGATGGATTTTGGCACAAGAAACCTCTCCACAAGATGGTGCAAGGTGGCACAGTGGCTGTAGTTACAGGCGGTGGGAAAACCACGTTGGGTCACATGGTCATGTTCGATTGGTTGCGAGAGAACCCACAACGACAGGTTGTTGTCGCAGTGCCAAGCAAGCGACTCATGCACCAGTGGCATGATGACCTCACTGAGATGGGTGTGGGTGGCATCGTCCGTTGGGGTGGTGGCTCTCGTCGCTACCCCGGCACAGCGAAAGTGATTATTGGGATTGTCAACTCACTGCGCAAGTGGGACACAAGCAAGCATGATAGCGGTGACCGAGAACGATTGCTTCTCATCGATGAGTGTCATCGCATTGGTAGTGATAAGAACGCAGAGATACCTGTGAGGATTCAGCACGATGCTATCCTCGGTCTTTCCGCTACACCCAAGCGTAGCGATGGTAAGTCAGTCACTTCGTTGACAGGCCCCATTGTGTACAACTATTCGTATCGTGAAGCACTGCGTGACAATGTCATCCCCTCGTTTACATTGCGCGCTGTTGAATGCCCGCTTACATGGCACGAGCGATACAATTACGACGACTACTCAAAGGACATCGCGGTTATTCACTCACGCCTGAGTGACGAGTTTGGTTCAGGGTCCAACTTCTTTGGCATACCTGACCACATGAGTGAGGACATCCCGCGCTTCAAGGCAGTGTGTGCGGCACGCAAGGCTGTCGTGAACAGCAGTGAAAATCGAATGCGGTTGCTTGAACACTTGCTCGCCAAACACGCGAACGACAAGATACTTCTGTTCCACGAATCGGTTCAGGACTTGAACAAGATGTTTGTGAAATACAAGGACGCGTATGACCCGTCCATCTATCACTACGAGATACACAACCAAGAGGAACAGTTTGAGCGATGGATGAATGGCGACACGAACCTGTTGCTTTCCTGTCGTGCGTTGAACGAAGGCGTGAATGCCCCCGAGTGCGACGTGGCTATCATGTTGAGTGGGCCAAACAGTGTGCGCTCAAGAATCCAAACACTCGGTCGTGCCCTGCGTGGAGAGAATGCGCTCATCTACTTGGTCTACTCGCCCGGCACTACCGACACGAAAGGTCTCGGCAGTCTCGTCGGAGCAGGTGGTGTACCGAAGAAGATGGTAACGCACTTCCTATGGAATCAGCATGACGAAAGCATCGGTCGTCGCATAGCGCCGTATTGGTTCACCAATGCGAACGTGCCCGCTATCAAGAAGCGTGACCCAATCCCTGCGGAGTATCGCATTTGGGAACGTGATGGGAATGATGACATCATCTTGCCTACAGTGCGCGAAGCCGTTGGGCAATATCCATACAAAACAACCACAGTCTTAACAGGCTCTAACCCATTACCGGTACTACCACCAGCGGGTGTCTATGATGAAGAAGTTGACGTTCAAGATTAAATTCCCCAAGTTGCGCGACAAGTGGCACGAGATTCTGATGCGTCCTGAAAATGCCGACGGGCTCACAGTGCGTGAGTTGATGTGGATATGGAAGGGAGAAGAACGAGTCAAGCGTGCCCTGCGCCCGAGCAGTTATGGTGGGCGACTTGAGCCAAGGTATGGCCCCGCGAATGACAACGCAGTGGGCAACCTGATGGCGAAGGACCGTCGCTTCAAGAACATCAGACCAACTCGTGTCAATGGCATTCGCACCGGTTACAACATTGGACTATGGATTGCGGTAGATAACCCCGCGCTCACCTTAAATAGCAACCACACCCCCGCCGATACAGGTGAGGAAGATGGTGAGGAATGAGACAGTCTATACTGTTCTGCCACTCAGTGATACCGAAGAGGTGCGCTTGTCGTTGTGTCAGAACGCAACGACGTTGGGTGTAGACCTTCGGGTGTGGCGGAACAATGGCCCACGTTTAGGTGGTGGTGACCACGTCGGTCCAACCAAGCGCGGCATGCGATTGACTACAGCACAGGCGAAAGAGTTGCACACCGCACTCGGTCAATTGTTGAATGATGCAACATACAAGGAGAACACACTGCGTCTTGCAGGCGCATTGGACGAGGTGAGTGATGATGCCGATGAGTGACCATCAGGACAGTGAGAATTTCACATACGACAGGTCATGGGGTGAGATTGAACACATGCTTGACATGGCTGAGCGTGAGCAGAACAAACACTTCATGTTGATGCAACGCACGAAGGTCAAGAAGGAACGTATCAAACACATGCGCAACTACAAGGCACTGCAAGGTGTCATCAATGCGTTACGCTGGACGCTTGGTGACATGCACGTTGATGCTGACGAAGTGTTGGGTCGTGATTGAATGGCTGACAAAGCGGAAGCCAAGCGTAAGGTTGTGGCTCTCTACGCAATGGGGCGCGAGTCTCTGAACGTGAGACTGCGAGGCATTGGTGACTATCTCAGCGTACCCCAAGAGGACATCAGCGACGTGCTGTCACTTGTTCATGCGCTAGAGCAGAGCGGGGCCTCTCGGCTACCACACTCATTGTTCATCGATTGTCTATGGACTATAGGGCAAGTGAGAGAAGGCTACGAAATATCACACAAGCAGATTGCAGATGCTACAAAGACTGTGCTAGGTCTTACGTTGAGAGCGCGTCCTTCGTTATGTCTTAACAAACAAACGTCCATGATTTGTTTCATCTATGGTTGCTCACCCGGAGACCTCCCGTGGTGATTATTGATGGTCATGTTATCGGTAGCCGCAAGGCTGGCTTCGCAATGGCGTCGTGAGAACACGGAGGGCCTGAAGATACAGCGCAAGAGTCTCGCTTCCTTCATCAAAAACCATACAGGCGAAGACCTGATGGAGGTCGCTGACTTCTTCTATGGGCCACGCGTGATGGGTGCAGACAAATTGATGTCTGTCATATCTTCGCACGTCGGTATCTTCGGTGAAGAGTGGGAGGGATTATTGACGGGTGTCATGCAGGGTGGCGCACCATTGTCTGAGTTGCTTGCGAGCGAGTCAGCGCATCACGTCCCCAATGGATTACACCTGACTATACCCGAGGCTACGCTACTACTCTACGACTTACAAAAACAGGCAACTGCGGGCCATGTCATCAACACAATCTTCACCCGTATCAACCGAGAAGACGCACGACTATTGTGGGAGAGAGTGCTGGGTGATTCACAGTACATGACCAAAGGACGGTTCATACGCGTAGTGTCACACATGTCCGGTTACGAGGTAGCACACCTCCGTGATGTAGCACAATTCAATGGTTTTGGTACCACGATGATGGGTGCTATAGAACAGACCCTCTCGCGCGCGCGCGAGGCGACGGTAAATCAGCCCTTCACTACAGCGTCCTATAGACGGTGGGTAAAATGGACACTACCTTATGGACGAACCGCATTCGATGTGGTGCGAGGCACACGTCTGTTTGCACACTACGGTGAGCGTGAGACAGGCGACCAACGTGTCTACTATTACGACAGGTCAGGCCAACAGGTGACAGCACCACGCGTGACGTTTGACCACGACGAAGCAATCGCTGAAGTCGAAGTGCTTAACGGTCAGGCGCACATCGTCGACGTGCTACATACCGACAGTGAACCCCAACGCTGGAAGAAATCATACATCGAACGCAACCCCAACGCACGACTCGTGCGTGACTCTAACCACCTCATCACACTCATTAAGAATCTTGAGTCAGGCAACACGCTACGACTCATCGATGCTGACGCACCATACTTTGATGCGCAGTGTCGTGGGGGCTACATCGCACCCCGCTCTCTCTTTGAAATCCCTCTCCTTCTCACTCACCTCCGTGTGGATAACGGCCTCGCAGTGTTGCGTTTAGCAGTCATGGACGGGTTCGATATGGAACACGCGGCTACCCTAGAGTGCGACGCTACTGTAGTGCGCGTGCCTCAATTGTCAGGTTACCTGACCTCACGATGGACTGAAGTTGACCACCTCGGTGTCATCGTGACGTGCATGGCCTTTGGATATGACGAGGGCACTGTCGTCAACCCTGTTGTTTTGCGGGTAGATGGCTCACTCGGTATCAGTGACGCAATTCAAAAGGGTGACCTGCTTGCCATGACTGATGGCGAGTGACGACTTTTACCTTGCGTGGCTGGCACGAGAGTGTAGATTTCACTACACGATTCACTTCGCACCCAAAACCCTGCTTGGTTACTCGCCTATCCGGCGCGCGACTGTCACCCCTCGTGCAGAGCCTGACCTTCAGGCATGGCTCGCCGACCATGACATCAACCACCGCATCATCAGTGACCGAGATGAATTGAGAAGGCTTGTTCGACTGCTATCTCCGGTGCGAGAATTGGTCAAGGATATTCAGAACATGGATAGGCTGACAAAATCACTGAACAAACCCCTTCGGGGTTTGGCGCATGAGGATTTGTTCTCGGCTTTCTCGGTTTTATGATGTCTTATCAGTTGATTAGAATACTATTACAGTAACCTGATTAGAAGTAAGAAAAGCAAGAAACCCTCAAATTGAATCGGAATCGATGATTATTGGCTACCCTTTATTAAGCACTCATCTTATTGTTCGGCTTATGTTGACCAATCAACAAACCAACGACAACAACCACGGCATGCCGTGGCGAGAGAAACACCGACCGGAGTATATGAGCCAACTCATCGGCCTTGCGACCCTGAAGCGAGACATCCAATCATGGTGTGCTTCTAACACATGGCCTGCTGGGTTACTGTTCGCCGGACCACCGGGAACAGGCAAGACAACAGTGGCTAATGTGGTGGGTAGCGAGATGAATCCGAATGCGTCACGGGACTCTAACTTCTATGAGAACAACGCATCGGATGACCGAGGCATCGACTTCGTCCGAACGACAATCAAACAGATGGCGAGCATCATGCCGATGAGTCCGGCGAAGCGCAAAGTCATCTTCCTTGACGAGGCTGATGGATTGACCAAGCCAGCACAAGATGCACTCAAGCGACTGATGGAAGAACACAGCCACCACACTACTTTCATCCTCGCAGTGAACGACATCAGTGCGGTATCAAAAGCACTACAGTCACGCTGTATGGTCTACAACTTCGCGCCCTATACCGAAGAAGACTTCGCTACACTGATGGAAGTTATGGCGAAAGAGGAAAACCTCCCTGTTGGGTGGCTTGAATCATACGACCTGCTTCATGCCGCAACACACGGCGACCTACGACAGGCGCTTGATATTCTACAATCTACAGCCAAAATGGAACATGCTTTGCATGAACGCCTTGTGGGTATGTCGCGTGTAAGCGCACAACCTGCATTGTCATTGGCTGGTGGAGACTATCTATCCTTGCGAACGGAGATGAAAGCGATGGCCGACAAGGGCATGTCTAACATGGGCATGCTACGCAGTCTCCATCGACACGTTCGCACCCTCGGTTTAGATGCTGAGGACTTTACATCATATTCCGTGACATGGGGGGACTTCGTGATGAAGGCTTCGTTGTGGCCGTTGGACTCAGAAGGGTTCATAGACTACTTCGTCGCATCGCTTGAGTCCGCCCTTGGCGGAACACAGAAAAATGGAGAGTGATTGAAGTGCAAAACGACAATACCGACAACAATGGAACTTGGCCCGACGGGGTCATAGAGAGACTGAATTGGTGGGCAGAAGCCAATGGTAAAACACTGGACGAGGCGAAGGCCGAGTTTACAGATTACCTGATGGGCACGCTGGGCATCGATGACCCGATGAGTGAAGATGAGGACTACCTAATCGACTCGGCGGAGACATTCGCGATACAAGCGGCGCGTCGCACAGGTGGCGCACAAACCGTGGACTTCGTGGGTTGCTTTGTTGGCGTCGACAAGAAGGTGGCTGACAAGCGAGCGGGCGACCGAACGACTGCGACACAAGCGGCACGTCAAAACATCGGACAGGCAATCAGCAATGGCATCGTAGCACGAGCATTCGTGCAAGATGGTATGTGGATGCTGGAAGGCAAGGATGGTGTGAAGGCGACCGAGGACAGTGCGGAAGGAGAAGACCCGTGGTGGCTTGTCCGTGATGGTGATTTGAACTTCGCCATGTTACAGACAAACAGCGAATGGTCATCCTATGGTAAGCCCATCCGACCGAGCATGTGGAATCGAACCTACTACTTCTTGGGCAACTCGGAAGCGGAGTACAACAACAACATTGAGTTGTGGGCTGTACGCGTAGGTGACCCTGACGAACCACCGTCATTCCCGGTCATCATTGGTGCGCCTGTTCGTATCAAGGTACGACCACCACGAGAGAATCAGGAGAGCGACATCAACTGGCTAACTGCGGCGAACAACTTCGCATCAACCATGCGATATGTCGATGACTTTGTCAGCGAAGAGGACCGAGCCTATCTTGCGCCCGAGCGTATGTGGCCTCAACACAATCTTTACGCAGACCTCGCGTCACTTGACGAAGTATATGCTACACAATCGAAGATGGTCCCCGGCATTCCAAATGCTATCGGCCCACTCGTGCTTGTGAAGGGCAAGGTGTCGTATGTCAATCGCGAAGGATGGGACGACAACTTCGGACAGGACCCAACAGGCAAGCGATACCCAATGAGTATCACATCGTTCAACTTGCAACGTGAACATCCTGATGGCCCACGTCGTGAAGTATCGTGTGTAATGCACGGACATCTTGTTCAGCAGAATCATGCGCTTGAGTATCTTGACACAGCAACTGGTATGCGCTGGTTGCCATACGCCAACAAGTCAACTGTGTTTATCTTCGGTCGGCTCGGTACTCGACCAATCAAGGATGACAGCGGCAACGAAATCGACCGTGTGCCTCGTATCAATGCACTCGGTGTCTATGCTGTGCCTCGACTTGTCGTTCCGGCAGGCGAAGGTGGCGACACTGGCGCAGGTCAATTCGGTGGTGACTCACAATGAGTGGGTTCGCCGCAATGAAAGCCGACGCCGATGCGCAAGAGGCGGAAGAGGAAGCACCACCCGTGACAGTGGCTAATGTTGTCACGGGTGATGTGACCACCATTGACCCTGCGAAAGCGGCAACCATGTGGGATGAATTTGAAGCGGCTGGTTCTGATACCAACCACAACCACACATTCATTCTCGCATGGGGTGCTGAAGGGACCATGAAGACAGGGTGCGTGCTAAACGCGCTTACTGCCGAAGATGTCAAGAACAACCGATGTGTACTCGCCATTGATTTTGATGGTGGGGCGGCGGCTTGTCGTTCAGCACACCACCGTGACAAGTTACAGAACATCCGTTGCTTGAACCCAACAGTGATTGCTGGTGAAGGACGAACATCAACAGACTTCCCCGCTACACACGAGCGAGTCATGGACATCGGTCGCACTGCGATTGAGTGGGCACGCAAGCAACAGTCACCTGACTACACTGGGCCTCGCCTGTCGTGGTTTGTTGTGACAGGTCTCGATATGTGGAACGAAGTATGCACAACCTGCATGAAGATTGTTGACCTTGATGCGGCGGCCGATGGTATTGCCGCGGCTGTCAACCCACAGCAACTCGTGGGCAATCGCTGGAACTGGCAGATTCGTTCGATTCGCTATCACCAACTGACTGCGATTTGTCGTGCGCTTATGCAACTCGGTGTGAAGATTTACTTGGAGACCCACGAGAAGGTTGTCTATGAGAACAACAAGGAGACACTCAACACGACACCGTCGTGCGAGAAGAACCTACTCAACATGGTGAACCAAATCATCCACTACTCAAAGGAAGAAGAGCGTGATGATAGCGGGGCCAAAACAGGCGTCGTGAATTATTGGGCTACCTTTGACAAGAGCAAGATGAGTCTTGACCTACAAGGACAACGTCGTCTCGTCGGCAAGACACAGCCGAACGCGCCCGGCGTATTCCACGGTCTACCTGAATTATCGGAGGGGATGTTGTGAGTGAGGGGGAAACCCCCGCTCCTTCATCCGGCGCATACAAACCCGAATCATACCAAGTCAAAGACCTCATCCAAGAATGCAACCACCTGCACCTTGAGAACGCACGACTGCGTGACCTTGTGTGCTGGCTTCGCACGCAACTTGAGGGATTGAGTCCACATGAGGCAGGCGTCTCTACGGGAATGGTAATCTTGGAACCTCACGCAGACTTCTTCGCCCGCAAGGAGATGGAAGACGCATGGGACATCATGATTCAGCAAAAACTCATTGAACACATTGAAGGCGAGATGGGTGAGTCAAATGACGAGTGAGTTATGTTGCCCTGAATGTGGTGGTGTGGATGTAATAATCACAGGCCACAGAACAGGACACAATCAACAACTCATTTGCTCTGTCGATGAATGCACATGGGAGACATACGTTCGCCGCGTACAAACACGCGCCGAGCGCGCTAAGGTGCGTGAAATACTTGGCGTGTCACGCACGGTGTGGAAGACCGGAGATGGTGAAGAATGACACACCTGACTGTAGACAAAGATGAATTCCGCAAATTCATTCAGTCGTTCGGGCACAACGTGCATGACCTCATGCTCACCGCTCGTGACTTCAGTCTGATTGGTGCGGTCGCAATGCCGACTCACTTCTTCACTCAACGTATCAGTGCGACGATTGAAGAGTCGGGTGGGATTTTCATTGACGACATCACATCAGTTGTCTCGTTCTTGCGAGCCTGTGACGGTAACGTGATTGAGTTGAAGCAGAAGACATCGCAACCACTACACCTGTCGTGCGGCAACATCACAACCTCGTTGCCCTCAAGCGGTCAGCCTCGCAGTGCGAAGAACCTAACACATGTTCTCGGTATGGTGACTGATGCAACTGACAACGATTGGAAGATGTGGGCTGGTGAATCACTCAACTGCTACGGTCGATTGGCGGACACTGTTGACCTCGTGCCTGTCTCACGGATGGGCAACGTGGTTGGCAAAGACACCGGTTATCGTACCACGTTCAAGGATAGCGCGCTCGTTATCGAAGGAGGCAAGAAGGGGTCGTCAAGCATGAGCATCACGCTTGACCTGATGGACACTGACTGTCCACCAACTGACACAACAAATCTGTTCGGGCCGTGGTTCTCACTGCTCATCAACGGGTTGCCACAAGGACCGTGTGAATTCTACACCGGTGCTGGTAGCGTCATGGTTCTCAATCATGTCGAGAAGGAATCACTGCTCGTGCTTATCCCACAGGGGGGCGAGTGAATGAGTGACGAATGTGTATGCTGTGAGAATGAGTCAGAAGAACTTGATGAATACGATATGTGCGACATCTGTGCCGCGTCAGCAAAAGAGCAAGCCGACTATCGAGCATGGGTAAACAGGGGTGGTTAGATGTCTGATGAGATTGATGCACATTGGTCTGACTTGCCTGAACACGTTCAGGGGGCCTTGATGCGTGCCGATGAAGATGAAGAACAACAAGAGATACTGAACTGTTGCTTGTGTGGTTTACCGATTGAACATGAGATGTTCCCCAACGGTGGCTACATGGGTAACAACCCCGCACCGTTTGAACGACATCATGCAGAATGGGTCGACAAAACGGCTGACCGCTGTTGCGATTGGTGCAACAGTCTGATGGTAACACCGGCACGACTCGGACTCACAGGCGAAGACGCTGTTCGGATGGGTCGCACATTGGTTCGTATTGATGCTATCCAAAAGCATGAGATGAACCAACGCTACGCCAATGAAGGGGTGTGCAAGAAATGATTGTTGACCAATTCTATCCCGGTGGTAGTGAGAAGCCTCACGTCTATACACGATACCGTGACGATGATGGCCTGCTTATCGAACACATCGACAGCGGATTCAAGCCTTACTTTTGGATTCCCGAAGACGCGCCTGATTGGCAAGTGCGCAACGCACTGAAGCGTTACCCCGGTAGCAAACTCACAGACGAGAAGGCGAAGGGCTTGCACGGTGAGAACCTGCGGAAGATGGAGACTCACACACCGAAGGATTGCTACGACATGAAGGGGATGTTCGACCGCTCATGGGAGGCAGACGTTCGCTTCCCTGACCGTTACCTTATCGACAAGCATCACGAGATGCCGAAGTGGACACCGCGCAAGTGGTGGTATGACATTGAGTGTGACACAACAACCGGCGCGACAACTGTGTTCGCAATCGTCGGCAACACGCTGGACACACCACAGGTGTATGCGTGGACAGACGAGACGACCAACTGCCCATACACTGACAACAATACCGGCTCAACCAATTGGGAGGGCGCGCTTAGTGAGGGAACCAAACCCTACATCACGAGAGAGGTTCGTGGCATTGAATATCATTTGCACTTATTCTCTAACGAGGTGGCTATGCAAGAGGCAATCATCCGCTTCATGCAGAAGGGTGACCCTGACATGCTCATTGCTCACGGTGGTGCATTCTTCGACCTGCCTCACATGATAACTCGCTTCCCGAAACCGGAACGCCTGTCCCCTGTTGGGGTAGTGCGCCGACCAAAGAAGGGAGACACACACTACGTTCAGCGCAACGGCATGACCAACTACACGGTACAACCTATCGTGGGTCGATGGTGCTTTGACACTGCGGCCCCTGCCGCATCAGGCTCAGGCTTTGAGCGAGTGTGGAAGGACAGCGGTAAGGGCCAACTACCCTCTCGCAAACTGAATGACATTGCAGAAATGCTGGGCCTTGGTTCTAAACTCACGGAAGAGATTGAGGGCATGGATGTTCACAACGGATGGCGTGAGTATTGGCCTGAGTTTGTGGACTACTGTTTGCTTGACGCCGTGCTACTCAAGGAGATTGACCGCTCGCAGAACGTGACCGACTTCTTCGTGGAAATGGTTCGCCTGTGCGGTGTTACCCTTGAGAGTGCATGCAACGTCAGCCACTTCGGGCGCGGACTACTATCGCGTCGTACATCGAAGAAGGCACCGTCTCGTGTAAAGACTGAGCATGGTGAACTGAAGGGTGCTGAAGTTGGGCTTGAGTTTGTCAGAGGGCGACATCAAGGTGTGGGCATCTTCGACTTCAAGGGCCTATACCCGTCGCTCATCCTCGGCAACAACTTGTCGTATGAGACCAAGCGTCACGCTCCCGGTCCCGGCATCAAGCGTATGGACAACGGCACCTATTGGGACCAAACCAAGAAGGGGTTGTTGCCTCAAGTCATCACCTATCTGTTCGACTACCGTGCCGAGTGCAAGGCCAACGCTGTTGACCCTGACCTCACGAGTGCCGAGCGTGGTGCATGGCGCACCACCGAGAAGGCAGTCAAGCGTGTGATGGCATCACTGTATGGCATGACCGCTCACACCGGATTCGGTTGGGCCGATGCTGACATCGCCACCACCATCACCTCGGAGGGGCGACGCGCAATTCACATGTTGAGCAAGTATGCTGGCTACAAGGGTTACCCAACTCTCTATGGTCACACTGATTCGGCGTTTGTTCAAGTCCCTCGTGACGAAGCAAATACTCTCGCTGAATACTTGAGCGAGAAAATTCAGGAGGACACAGGCAATGAGCAATTGGTTGTCGAGTTGGAAGAATGGATGCCCTATTGGTTACTCGTTGCAAAGAACCGTTACGTCGGTCGCACCGAGGACGGGGGCATGAAGGTGGCTGGCTTTGAGTTGAAGGCGAGCAGTGCATCAGGCTTGAGCAAAAGCGTGCAAGAGACCGCATTCAATCTGATTGTCGATGGTGCTGACGAAGTTGCTGTCACAAAATCCATGCGAGAAATTGTCAATGACGTGAAGAATGGCGACATAGAATTCAATGATGTGTGCCAAAGAACACGACTCGGCATGGCTCTCCATGAGTACAAGACGCTGTCCGGTGCAAGCCGTGCGGCGAAATACTACAACGACCACCTCGCTACGGACGAACCGTTCGGGCGTGGTGATTCTGTGCCGTGGGTGTACGTCAAGGGCGTGCCCGCGAATCTACCTGACACTGACATCGTCGCGTATCGTGACGCGTCAGACCTTGAAGGGTTCACGTTGGATGTGGACACCGTTATCAAGAAGGGCGTAACTGCCAAAATTAAGTCAGCGTATGACACGTTAGGGTGGGACCTTGACGCCGCATCCGGTGCCGCAATTCCCAAAAAATACTGGTGATACCAATGGAAAGAGAAAACAAAAACGAACGAAGCCCGACAGAGAACGAACCCTGCCCGACATGGGGTGACACACGACAAACCAAACTTATCGAGTGGGACCCGCTATGTCTGTTGCCGGTCACACAGATGAGACTGAACTTCAATTGGAGGTCGATGCAAGATGAGTAAGAAAGACTCGTCATACACATGGCGCCCCGGTGACAAAGGCGTGATACGCGTCAGCAAGTCAACGGTCGGCGCAGTCGATTGGTGCCTGCAACAACTGTGGTTAGAGAAGACGGTAGACAAGGTCACCCAACCATCGGAAGCGATGACCGTGGGTAACGATGTCCACAATGCGCTGGAACATTTCTACATGCGTGCCGCTGAATCACCCGACGACCTCGGTATTGCACACGCCTGTATGGAAAAGGGACAGACAAAGGCCGCATTCAATGTGCTGGCTTCACTGTTCCCTCATGCGAATGACATGATTAACAACGGCTGGCGTGACGACCGTGACGAAGACCAACCGTTCTATCACGCACCATTCAATGAGAATCGTGATTGGCTTATCCGCTATGAGATGAACCGCATGGCCCACATGAATAACTTAGACCTGTATCTACCTGCGGGGAATGAGTTGCGAGTAGAGACGCGTGTGACATACGACGTGCCTGAATACGGCCCAACCGAGATTCAGTTTGTGGGTATCATTGACCGCATCTTTGAGACGGAAGAAGGTGGATTGGCACTCATCGAATTGAAGACAGGCAAGTGGTCACCGCAGAAGCGCAGTCACATGCGACGCGAGATGGCTTACTACAAGTTTTTGCTTGAGAACACAGACCCCAAAGACCTGCCCGAGAACATCCGAGGCAAACCGATTACACATTGGGGCTGGCGATTCCCGAAGGCGGACAAGTGGCACTACGAGAAGGTGGCGAAGCGCAGTGAGACTGCCATGCACCGACGCATCGGGCAACTGATTAGCGCGTATCTTGAGGAAGACTTCCCGACGACCAAACAGGACTTCAAGTGTGGCTACTGTCAATACATCGAGGACTGCCCACTATACACACCGTTCAAGGAGGCGGTAGCATGAGTGACCCTGTTTTGGTTTGCGTGGCTGTCATCCTCAAGGAAAAGGATGAACGGTTTGATTGGAAGAAGCGCAAGGAGATGGGAGAACGCAAGAATCCTCCAACATTCATTTGCTACGGCTATGAGGACAACAACGCACATGGTGCAGGTCAGGACACTGATTGGCAGAACACATCGTGGAACGACAATGCACCGAGGTATAATGATGAGGGCTATGATGAATGGCATGAAGAGAATACTCGCTACATCTATGGTTACGAAATAGCCTCCACATGGAACGGCGTCATCGTATTCAATGGTGCATTGCACAAGGCCATCGAGAAGAAGACAAAGGAACTGCGCGAATGGTTCCCGAATGCTACCATTGAAACAATCGTAAGGGGGAAGCAGAATTGAGGCGACGATTTGAATTGTTCATTCAGACGGTGCTACAAGACCGCATTCACAACGCGCGTGTGCGAGTGATGTTCGGTCAGGCACATGACACGCGACGCCGATTTGACACAGACCACGACGGCTTCGACATCATCTTCACGATTGATGACGTTTACATGACTGACCCTGTAGAAGTGTGGAAGATATGGAACGGGCTGAAGCGATGGGTTGACGGTTGGAATCATCAACTAACATCCCCACTTGACCCGTCCGAGTTACCTGAAGACACGAGTAGCGGTGACATTGACTCATACTCATGGGACTACAACAGGGGTGGAGGCAATGAGTAAGCGAGCGCAAAAGGATGCCGAGCGTGACTACGCGCGCCATAAGGAAGAGGGCTACCCCGTGCGATACCCGTTCTATGCGAGTAACAAGCCGTGGCCTGAACATCGGATGACGGAGACCGAATCCAAAGAACACTACGAAAGCGAGCGAGCGAGTCGTGCATATCATCTACGATTCCGTGAATTGTTTTGGGAAGACATCGGTCGACTCTTATCAGCCAAGGTGAGAGAATCAGGCTTTGCACTTGAACGTGGTCGGTTCAGTATAGTATCGAATCAAGGTAAGGATGTGCATGGCTATGAGTGACACGAAAAAGAATGTGATGTTCTATTCACGAGTGTGCTTTTACTGCCTTGGTAGTTTGGCATTCCTTGTGAACATTGTATTGGAGGTGAAGGCGTGAGTGAACGAACCGAGTCGCCTGTATTCCAATTGGTCTTCCCTCGTGAGGTTGGCCTGTTCCGTAAAGTCGTGAACACACAGCAAGAGTTTGAGCGCTATTGGTCACGACTGAACCACGCCGAGTGTGCATACACGAGCGTGTATGGGTTCCGCGCGGTCAAGCCGCAAGGGAACCGTGCTGAATACAACACAGCCGTGATTCCCAACTTCGTGCTTGACTTCGACCGCAAGGCTCGCACTGGCTCAACTGTCTATGAGGTGACCGGTGACGTGGTGGTGGACGAGGTTCGACGACTGCATCAGATGCTGATGGAGAAGGACATCCATCACAGTGTGTGGTTCAGTGGTAACGGGTTCCATGTGTGGGTTGCGCTATCAAAGACACATCGACCTGTCAATGGTGGCGACGTGTCACGCATCAAGTCAGCCGGTCGCATCATCCTTAGCGATTGGCGAGAAGCACTTGGCTTGCGTTGCATCGACCCCACTGTGCCGTTCGACATGGCTCGTATGATACGCGTACCTAACTCATACAATGCCAAACAGCACGTCGGGCGTTGGTCAATTCCTATCAAGAGTGACGAGTTGTTGTCATGGTCATGGAACGACATTTGTGAAAGAGCCATGAAGCCGCGCAATGCTTTCTACGCGTATGGGTCGCAAGGTATTGACCTGCCTATCGAGAAGGTACACAAGCGCAACTTCAGCACCTTCGCACCACCCGTCGAATTTGAGACGGTGAAGATGGGCAACGTCAAGATTCTGCCATGTCTTGAGCAGGCGGCATGTCAGGTGGGAAGCAACCCACCACATGACGCTCGCTTCAGCCTCGTCGCATACCTTGGCTCACGCCTGCGCCGCTTCTTGCCTGTCGAGCGAATCAACGAACAGATGCTTGACGAGCATGCGGGGCAGATTGCAGGTTACATCGAGACCTTGCAGTGGGCAGACTACGACCCGTCTGTTACAGGGTATCAGGTGAACAACATCGTGAAGCGTGGTTACCATCAGCACTGCGCGACACTCTACGACAAGGGCTTCTGTCTTGGGAAGTGTCAGTTGTGGGACGGCACGGGGGCGTTTGAATGAAAGCATTGATGATGGGTAGCCCATACGCGAAGGTGCATGGCATCTATAGAGGATTGGGGAATGGCGCTGGGTGCGTTGATTCTGCTCCCCTTCGCACTCAGTGCCCTCGCAGTATTGTTTGTAATTTACCTGTGTTTGAAAGTAGTGAAGTGGATAACGGGAGAGTGATTTAGATGGTTGAGATGAAGGTGCGATACTATGTGACGCGCGACATACAGGAGGAGGTCGTGGGTAAATTCGCGGGCGTTGAGTTAGGCCCGCTACCCTCGTTATTTCTACCGTTGCGTGTCGAGGACAAGTGGAAGTTTATTTCGTTCAGCGCGATTATTGATATTGAATGTGACACATTACCTGAAGAGTTTGTAGTGACCGTAGCGAGTATGCTTGAGACAGTGAACATGCACCGGCAGATGTATGAGACCGAGAAGACCCGATTTGACAAAGTGAAGAATATGGAACAGCCTGATTTCACCGACGCGAATTGGGGGCATGTCTGATGGTGACTTCTAACTTTGAGCCATTCGTTCATGGGCGATTGGTCAAACAATTGGACCCACAGTATGTCTTGTCTCGTGCAGATGCGGATTACATCGCATACCCATTCAACAAGGCTGAGCATTACTTGTGTGACATCCGTAGTGATTCAGGCCAAATGGTGGCACACGATTTGTTGTTGTCACTTCATAGGTCGATTGGTGCTTTGTGGACACATGACAAAGCCGTGGATGACTACCGTATCAAAGCCCGAACAGAAATCTTTCCTGAACCCGTTGTAGTGAATGAGTCCATGCTTAGAAGATTGCGTCAGTTGAATTATCCGGGTTCTAAAGATGAATTAGATGAGGTCCTAAAGACATGGGGTAAGGACGGCTTCGACACAGAAATCTTGGGTCGGGTGAGCAACCTGAATAGAGATTGGGCTTACCTGATTGAACGGAACGGGCGTATCAAAGCGCACTTCCGATTATACAATGACGACCCGTTGCTCACCAAAGGCGACTTCCCTGTTGATTTGGACGCGCATGCTGTAGTTGGTGAATTTCTCGCGGACCGGTTTTACTACACCATCATGCCCAATGTGAAATATCCTATCAGGGTGTATGATAGCGTGACATCTCAACTCGCGCAAACTAAACTATCAATGAGCAAGGAAATGTTGCTCAGGTCACCTTTGCTTAAGCAGGGTGTGACATTCTCGATGGGGAATGATGAGCAAGGATATGCGACTGTTACCGTATGGATAGAAAATGCACCTCTTGACTTGGACGAACAAACCATCTACATGTGGGTAGAGAATGGGATTGGGGACTATGAGAGAGAGATTGATTTGGCATCAAGTGTTGACGACCAATACGGTGACTTCTTTTTCTTCTTCGATGTCAGTGAGATGCCCGACAAACTAAACGAGAAAACAATCGCGCGCTTCTTCAAGCAAATGCAATTCAAAAACAAGGACCGCGAAGCGCGACATAGAGCATGGGTGTGTGAGAAATTTGGATTCTTCAACGAAGATAACTCACCGTATGGTGACCCGACCGAGTTGCGCTATCAGGTGCAACTCGCGTTCATCAACTATGCTGTGATGGCGCGCAACTACACTCAGATTGAGGCTCGTGGCAACGCGGACTTCGATACACACGCTGTAAAAGTAGAGCGCGAGGGTAGCCAAGAATTGTTTTCGCAGGTGCTGAAAATGTTGTGCGCAATGTGGGACCCGAAGTTGAAGGGTGAACTCAAGCGAGTCAAACCACAACGAACAAGACAGGCGAAAAAGAAATCACAAAAACAAATCAAAGCACCTCGCCAATGGACGTGGGGCGATGACCGCATTCGTTACATCGCGCCGTGTGGGGAAGGTGACAAGATAACCACGCGCTTCTACACACGCCCTTCAATGGCGACACGATATGTGAACGACTTGGAGAAGTACGGGGGCACTGATGGGTTCTATGAGTTGGATGAACCAATCAATGGACGAACACACGCGGCGTTTGTTTACGTCAAAGGGCATTGGAAAGGAGAAGGTGAAGACGGTGAGTTGCCTGAATACTTTGTCGGCAAACCACCAGCCCAACAATCACGCATGGCAATCGCTTGGCTTAAGCGCGTGGCTAAGGAAGAAGGCGTCCACATACAACATGCCGACAACGGTGGCGAAGTGTGCATTCTTGACACACCGTACCGAGTGGACGGGTACTGTGAAGAGACCAACACCATCTACGAATTCCACGGCGACTATTGGCACGGCAACCCTGC